GCCGGTGAACTGCGCCTCTAGCACGCCCAGAAGCTGCGGGACGGGCCGGAACTGCGCGGTGCGCCCGTGGCCATAGTCGATCTGCTCGACCGGCCAGACGTAGTCCATGCTTGGCGGGCCCGACCAGTCCGGCTCCTGGCTCAGCACCTCGAGCCCGTTGAAGGTATCGGAGGGGCTGCCTCCGTCCTCGGGCGGCTCCCCGCCGGGGTAGACGTTGAACCCGAGAGCGAACCCCGTGGCGCTGGGTTTGTGCCAGGTCCCGCGCGCCTGGCCGAGCAGTCCGAACAGGCCGGGCCGAACCACCGAACCCGACGGCCATGCGTGGGCGAGCGGATCCACGAGCGTGACCGTGCCGCCGGCAACGCTCTCGACCACTACCGCCTCGAACACCCCGCCTGCACCGCAGAGGATGAGCACCTGGCCGACCGCGACCCACGCTGGCGGCGAGGCGATGGTCAACGCCGAGGCTCCGAGGCTGCTGCCACCGGTGGTCTGCGCGAACCGTGAAAAATCCGGCATGGCAGCCGGGCGGTTCATGCCCCCGCGCAGGAACTGGTCGGCCGCGCGCTGCTCGTCGCCCGAAACCAGCGCGTCGTATTCGACCGAGAGGCGCGGGACATCGCGGATCGCCCGGCGCTGCTCGCGGCTCGACCGCGCGGCGAAGATATCAGTGAGGAACGCGCGCCGCACCCGGTACCCCGCGGTCCAGTCCGGCGCATGGGTCCACAGCCGCGCGACCCCAGGCGTGTTGAGGTCGTAGGTCATCCGAGGCTCTTCTTGAACCGGCCGGCGTTGGCGCTGGTGAACTCGAACATGGCGCGGCGGCCGTCCGTCTCGTTGAGCGCGGCTCGCAGGGCTGCCCCCGGGCTGAGGGTCGGGTAGAGGTTGATGGGGGGCATGACCCTGGCGGCCTCCGCGATTGCGCCGCGGATCATCGCCTTGAACGCCGGGTCGGCGGTGACCGTGGAGCCGCCTCCCACCGCGGGAGAGCCCGAGGGCAGGGTAAGGCTGGGCATGCCCCCGCCAGCGAACCCGCGCCGTGTGGGCGGCAGTTGGCCCGTCTGGTTGAGGTAGTTCAGCACCGGCGCGCCGAGCGCCCGGACCGAGCTCGCCTTGATGATGTATTCGCCGTCCGCGACCATCAGCGGCCCCGAAGGGCTCATGGCATTGATGGAATCGGACAGGCCGGTACCGGGACCCTTGAGCAGCCCGCCGCCGAGGCCGCCTTGGGCGAAACTGGGGATCGCTCCCCCGATCGCGCGTTGCACCATGCCGCCGGTGGCTTTGCCGCCCCCCGCGCTGTCGCCGACCGATCCGCCGCCAGAGACGCCGAGAATCGTCTTCAGCAGCTTGAGGATCAGCATTTTGGCGATGAGCTTGATCAGGTCGGCTAGCATCGACTGAACGACCCCCCGCACGACATCGCCGAGCGACTTGAACCCAAGCACTGCGTCGGCGATGCCATCGGTAAGGTCGGACAGGCCGTGCGCCGCGACCCCTTCGAGGGCATCGTTGATCTCGTCGGCGGACTTGGGGATCGAGTCGAACAGGTCGGCGATGGGCCCCTGCTGCCCCTGCTCGGCCTTCTTCCGCTCGGCGCCCTGCTTACGGCGGAGTTCGGCTCTGGCCTTGGCCGCGTCGGCAACCTGACCCTCGGCGATGGCCTGTTCGAGCAGGGCGGTTTCGATCTGCTGCTGGAGGTCGAGCGCCTTGAGGACCAGCCGGCGCTTCTCTTTCGAGCCGCGGGCGATGTCGGCCTCGGCCTCGGTCGCCGACTGCTCGAGACGGAGCTGGTCCTGAAGCTGCTGGTTCTGGCGGTCCTGCAGTTCCTTCCGAACCTCCTGACCCTTGAGCCCGCCGTCGTTTGCGGTGACGACGATGTCGCCGTTCTCGCTGGGCGGGGTCTGCTTGCCGTAGAGCCCCTCCAGAGCCTTGATTTGCGCCTGCTTCTGGGCCTCGGTGAAGCGCTCGTCATCTTTGATCTGCTTAACGCGCAAGTCGTATTCGCGCCGGTTCAGCTCGGTCTGGATGTCAGCCCGGTCCTGTGCGTCGGTGGCCAGCTGGAGCTTGGCCTGCAGCTCCTCGATCTCGGTGTGCTGGATCTCCTCGCTGGCCCTCTCCTCCGCCTCACGCGCCTTGACCGCCGCCCGTTCCGCGGCCTTGGCAGCAGCAGCGGTGCCCTTCTTCGCCTTCGTGCCTTCACCCGACGCAGCGGCCGTGGCGGCCTCTTCGCTGACACCCTGCTGGAGGAAGCCGATCAGCTTCTTCTCATGGGCGATCTTCTTGTTGATCTGGGCGAGATCCTCACCCGAGGCGCCGGTCTTGAGCTTCTCCAGATCGGCGAGCAGCGCGGTGTGCTTGGCCAGCGCCTGGGCGTTGCCGGCATTGCCGCCGCCCGTGGCCCCAACGGCCCGGAACGTCGCCAGTGGTTGCTTCTTGATATCCTGCCACAGGTGCGCGGCGGTCTGCCAGTTCTTGGCTGCGGCGAGCATCTGCTGCGCCTCGGGATTGGCGGCGGCGAGCGCGCGCTTGCGCTGGGCCTCAGCCTGGGCGGTAAAGCGGTCCGTCCCGTCCGGGTTCTTGCCAACCGGGCTGAACCCATTGAAACTGCCCGACGCCAGCTTGGTCTGGAAGGCGGCGTTCGCCTTCTCGTAATTCACCCGGGCGCTGTTCGCTGCGGCGCGGGCTTCCTCGATGGCCGCTGCCTTGGCCTCGGCCGCCACCCGCGCCCAGGCCTGCGCCAGCAGCCCGACCTCGCCGGTGAGCGAAGCCGTCGCGGTCTGCAACTGGCGGTGCTGGGCGGTCATTGTCCCGGCCGAGGCCGCGGCTTCAGCCTGCTTCTGCCGCAGCTGATCGAATTTCTGGGTCTGGGCGGCGATCGAGGCGGCAAGGTCGTCGGCTGCGGCCTCGGCCTTGAGGTTCTCGCTGACCATGTAGCCGATGCCGAGGGTGAGCCCGGTGATTGCGATCCCGACGGGGCCGCCGAATGCCTGGAGTAGCGCCGACCCGGCGCCGACCGCAGCGCCCCGCGCTACTCCTTGCGCAACCGCCAGCCGGGTGATCGACGCTGCCGCGGCGTTGGCGTCAGCCGAGACGCCGAGCAGCCCGGCGCCGAGCGCGGCTTCCGCGCCGGCGAGCGCTTCGGCGGTCAGGATGGCGCGAGCGTCCGCGACAGACTTGGCAATGGTCGCGGCCGTGGAGGCCACGATGCCCCCGAGATAGCGACCGAGCAGCACCACGCCGATCGCGCCGAGCGCGGTGGTGACGGTCCCGAGGTTCTCGGACAGGGCAATGATCGCGCCGCTGATGCGCTGGGTGGCCGAAAGCGACTGGTCGGTTTCGCCGACGAACTTGCCGAGCGCATTGTTGAGGATCTGGAAGGAGTTGCCGATCGTCAGGCTCGACTTCTCGGCATGTGCCTCCAGCTCGGACGTGCCGGCCAGAAAGGCCTGAAAGAACTGCTGGCTGGTGACCTGCTGACTGGCCACCAGCTGCTTGAGCTTGCCGACGGAGCCCCCGGCTGCGTCGATGTGCCGGGCCACGGCCTGCAGGATCGGCACCGCGCCTTCCTGCACCGAATTGAACTCCTCGGCGCGGACCGTGCCCGAGGCCAGCAGCTGCGAGAGCTGGAGGAGCGCACCCTGCGCCTCGGTGGCGCTGGTGCCCTGGATCTTGAGCGCGGCCGAGACCCCCTCGGTGAACTGGATCAGCTGGGCCTGGCTGGCGCCCAGCTCCTTCGAGACCTGCGACCCGCGCGAGTAGAGCGTGCCGAGGCTTTCCAGCTCGACGCCGTACTTCTGGGCGATGCCGAACAGCTGCTCTTGGGTCTGGCCCAGCTGATCGCCGGCCACCCCAGCTACCTTGAGCTGGTTGGTGAACCGGGTGTAGCCATCCGCGAGTTGCTGGACCTTTTCGACGGCGAAGGCGCTGGCGAAAATCCCGGCGAGGCTGCGCAGCTTGGCCCCGATCTGGCTTTCGCTCGCCGAGATCTGCCGCTCGAGCTGCTGCATCGCCTGCTGCTGCCGGCCGGTCGAATTCTGGAAGGTCGTGGTCGCACGCCGGAGGTCGGCCTCGTATTGACCGACCCGAGCCTGGAACTCGACAATGACTTCGTCGGCGGTGGACATCAGTGGAGTACCTTCACCCCTCGGGCCTCGAGCCGAGCGCGGCGTGCTTCGAGGGTTTCGATGTCAGGCGCTTCGAGCTCAGCCTCTTCGCCGCTGTGGGCCTCGTTCCAGTGGTGCATGAGCCCCTGATACTCGCCGAGCGTGAGCTGCTTTGCCTCGCTCGGGGGGATGTGCATCATGGCGCAGTTGGCGAGGATCTTGGTGGGGTCGATGCGCTCGTCGGCTCGGGATCGTCCGCCTCGCTTTTTTTTTGAGCAGACTCGTGGCCGACCATGAAGGCCGAGAGGACGGCCTTGGCCACGTTCCAGCTTTCGGCGAAGGGTGGCGCGTCCGGCCCGGTCACATAGCGGTCGATGAGCGCGTTGACCGTTGGCGCCTTGGTCGTAACCTCGGCCCCATCAACCACCCCGCCACTGCCACCGAGGAGGCCCTGACGGATGACCTCGATGACGTCGGCGGTGTGGGCGCCCCCCAGCAGCACGCGCTCGAACACGGCCTGGATGCCAGCCCCAGCCTTGCGCTCGATCTCGGCGCAGCCGGTCCAGGTCAGGCGGAAGTCATAGCTCCCGTCGGCCCAATCGAGCGTGAGGCTGGTCTGCATCGGATCAGCTCGCGTCGGCCCAGGTCAGCAGCGCCGTGCCGGTGATCGTCAGCGAAACCTTGGTCCACTCGCCGTCGTTGCCGTCGACCTTGTAGGACGAGACGAACCCCGAGCCCTGCCACCAGCCATCGTCGATACTGTCAGCCGCGGGCTCATCCATGGCGAAGCGCCAGTTCTGCGATGCGCCGAGCAGGCCCCGGAGCGCCGCCATCTGGGCGCGATTGTAGAGGCCATTGCCGGAGATCGACCAGTCCTGCGCGCCGACCTCCTTGAGGGTCTGGGCGACCGCCTCGGGATCGGTGCAGTCGTAGTCTTCGGCTTCGAACGCGGTCTTGTAGGTCACCTCGAGCCCGCGGGTGCTGATCCCGCAGAGCTGGGTGAATACCTCGGGGTCAGCGCCATCGCCGTACATGATGTCGGCGTAGTTCCCCTTCACGCGGCCGGTCGTGTAGCCCATCGTCGTCGTTCCCTCTGCAATCGCGGGTCCAAGAATTGCCGCGACAATGCTGACGAGGGGGCGGACCCGCTACGGACGGCTAGGTGAACTCGGCCGCGGTGAACCGGAACCAGACAATGCCGTGGACGATGTCGGGCTCGGCCGCGTCGGGCATGACCTGCGTCCGCTCGACGAAGGCATTGTCGACCGCGTCGATTGCCTCGGCGATCGCGTCAGCCGCATCACCGGCGAACTGACCCGGATCAGGGATATCGTCGGTCACCCCGACGAACACGTGCACGGCGCCCGCCACCACGCCCCCGCGAATACCGCTCAGCCGCTCGGGCTCGGCGCTGGCGCTGCCATAGCGGATGAAGGGCTTAGTTGGCCCGGTCGGGGTTTTCGGAGGGTAGATCCGCGCCGCCGGCACCAGCGCGATCACAGCCGCGTCCGCCTTGAGCGCCGCGATCACCGCTTTCTGCGCCAGCGTGGTCGGGCTGAGCATCGTCGTTGTCAGGCCCCAGGACGGGCGGGAAGGTCATCGTCTCCCCGATCATCCACCCGATCTCGTCGATCCCCCTGGCGTCCATCCAGGTCGTCATCACCCGTCGCAGGATCGCATCCAGCCAAATCCCCAGGCGGTGGACGCTGAGTTTCGCCATCACTGGCCGCCTTACCACGACCAGCGGGCTCAGCGTAGCCTTTCGCGATCGCGGCCTCGGCGACCTCGGCCTTCACCGTGATCGGCTCGCCGGTGACCTTGAAATGGGTGATCGCCCGCGAAGGCCAGCGGTGGTTGTACTCGCGGGTGAAGACGATGCGGCGGGTCATCAGGCGGCGACCGAGCGGCCGACCACGAGAATGTCGTAGGTCACGCTGGTGCCCGCCCCGGCATTGGCGATGTTAATCAGGTCGCCAGTGCCGGCGGTGACCGCGATGCCGGTTAGCGACTGGAGCAGGAAGAATTGGCCCGGCTTCACCGCCACGCCGTCGCCAGCCGCCAGGAACAGCGGCACGCCATTGGAGCCCGGCCGGGTGACATTCACCGCGTTGGTGTTGGCGGCATGGGCCTTGACGTAGATCAGCACCAGCTCGGCAGCGGTGATCGTCGCCCCAAGGGCCGAGGACAGCGCGCCCGCCAGGTCGAGGCTTTCGTTGGTGGATGCCGCGAGCGTGCGGGTGTCGGCGAACAGCAGGTCGGCCTTGGTGGTCGCATCGGTGCCGGGCGTGAGTTCGAAGCTCTCGGCGATCTCGTCGAGGTTGAGCTTGAGCCGGCCGCGGGCGTTGGCACCGGTGAGCGAGCCGTTGATGGTGAGCTTGGACTGGAGGGTGACGCCAGCGGTCATGAGTGGGCTCCGTGCTGATTTGCCGGGGTGATGCGCCCGGGGCCGGGTAGCCGCTACGGACGGCGCTAGAGCGAGCCCCCTTCGACCACCCGCGTGACCGCGGCCGTGGCGAGGGCGTCGACGCTCTTGCGGATCTTCTTCGCCGCCGGCCGCATGAACGGGCGCTCGGCGACCTTCTCTGTCCCGAACTCAAGCCCGGCGGCATAGGGCGCATCGAACACGCTGTCGGCGCGGAGTGGCCCGGCCTCGCGGACATGGCCAGAGCGGTCGAGGACGTGGGTATCGGCGTTCGGAGGCTCGCCGGGCCGGCTCGGCACGTGCCCTTTCCCGCTGACCGCTCCCTCGGTGATCGAATGGGCGGCCTCGGTCACGTGCATATCGGCGAGGACGTAGACCAGCTTGCGCGCCTCGGCGGCCATGCGCCCCTGCATGCCCTGGAGCCGCTTGAGGTGGCGGCCGGTGCCCTTCATCGCCATCAGACGGCCCTCGCGCGGCAGGTCCAGTGCGAGGCAGCGGCATCCAGCTCGGCGCTCTGTATCCGGTACCGCACGGCCCGCGCGCTCAGCTCGTGGTCGCTGGTGATCGCCATGCCGGTCTGCGCGAGGACGATCAGCCGCACGTCGCCCTCGGAGAAGCCATCCGCCGCCCGCATGGCGCTGGTTGCGCGATCGACCTGGACCTTGACCGCCGTATCGCCGGCGCCCGAATATCCGGTGATCGTGCCTTCGCTGTCGTAGACCGGCTCTCCGGTGCCCTGGTGCAGCGTGCCGTCAAGGTACATACCGCCGAACGCCGTGGCGAACAGCGCAGCCACCTCCCCATCAAGCAAGCCCATAGTTCACCACCGGCGGGAAGGTGCCCGTGCCCGCAACCCCCGGCCCGCCCTTGACCGCGAGCACCAGGCCGCGCAGCTCGCGCCCGTAGCGGGTGGCTGTGAGGCTGGCGGCCGAGGCGGGAGGTCCAAACCAGCCGAGCTCGAGGTCGCCCGACTTCACGCGATTGGCTCCGCCGAAGCTGGCTATCTTGGCCTCGGTGCCGGTGCCGAGCCCCTGGCTGGCGAGGTAGTGCGCGGTCAGCAGCATGGTCGCATGGAGCTGGTCGTCGCTGTAGTCGCTGTCGATCACGCGCTCGGCGCGGGCGAGCCAATAGGCAAACGACGGCTCTGCGATGTCCGCAAAGTCGGTGAACACCGCGGCGAAGGTGGCGAAGTCGGGCGAGGTGTAGGGCATGGGGGCAGGGTGTGGCAGCGGAGCGCAGCGCGATACGGACGCGAAAAACGCCAAGGTTCTCGCCAGGCTGCGCTGCCAGTATGGAGATTTCGCTCTGCCCTTCACGCGTGAGTCGGAAATCATGAAGCAGGTCGCAGTATTGAAGGCGTATGAGCATCTTGCCTTGGCGACGTCATGCGTCGACCGTCTGACGCTCGATAATGGGTTCGACGGCTACGAAGTGGCCTGGTCGGAGTTCCTGTCCCAACTCAGCCGCCTTTACGGGAAGTTGGAACAAGGCGCAAAGGGCTGTTCGTTGAGCGAAC